ATGTATTCGTAAGTCATTTTTATTTTCTGTGGGGGCTACCCCTCATTCGTATGTGATGTACACAAGCTCATCATAGTAGTCTCCCCATGTCCATGTCACGTCGTCGTACCAGCCTTCTCCTTGGCACTCTTGCGCTGGTGGCACGGCTTGCACATGGCTTGGAATGGACCGTACCAGAAGTTGCCGCCCTGCGTCACCGGTGTGATGTGGTCCACCACTGTGGCTGCCCAACCGCACTTGACACATATAGGGTTGTGTGCTAAGAATGTCTTGCGTAGTTGCTTCCATTTGTACGTCCAGTAACGCTTGTCTTGCTTGCGCTTAGCATATGGTTGTGCCGATGACTTTGAGTGTAAAGCTCGACGATTCTTGCGGTTGATGTATGCCACGTCTGTACAGGTCTTTCTCTATTTGATATAGTTGCTCACCACGCATGCTAGTACCTGATCCCATGTGCGCCTCGTACATGATTACCTGGTCTTTCTCATTTGTATATGCGTAATGCCTCACGAATCCTAAGCGGTATTGCCTCACGTTCTCTGCGATCTCTCTTAATTCTTCTTGCGAGTATGGTTGCAACGTGGCCTTCGTAGTATTCGATGTAATCTTCATATTGTTCGATTGTAGGTTTGTAGGGTTTGTTTGCTAGGCGGAACAATCTGTCGGCGTGTCCCTCGCCGTAGTAGGCATCTAGTGCCTTGCCAAACTTCCACTGCTCACCACTATTGGCTATGTTACAGGCATAGCACTGCGGGCGACAATTATCAGGGCGCCATCTACAGGCAAAGTGTCTGCGGCTAACAAAGTGGCCATTCTGAATTTTGAACCATGGTAACACCTTGCCACATGTCCAGCATGTGCAATTGCCAGCTTCATCGGCATGTGTAAGGCGTATATACCACGAAAATGCGCGATCAAGCTTTTTCTTCAGTCCCAGTTTGCTTGGTTTTGGCCCTGGCTTCCTGCGGGGCCTCTTTTTCGTGTTGTTTCTGTTTTTGGGCTTCTGTGTAGTCCGTCTTGTCATTAGGATAGGGGATGTATTTGCGATCTAGGATTTGGCGCGATGTTTTGAGCTTGCCTTCTCTATCAAGGTCGGCAATAAGGCGTTTCACGTCAAGGGATGCGGTTAGAACCTCTTTTCGCTCCCTGTGTTCCTGCTCTCGCATTGTAACAGTGTTTTGCATCTCGTATTGGCGGATACAGTCCAGCATGGTGTTGGTTGTGAAGTTGCCAAAAAGTTGGAAACGCCCTTGACGAATATGCTTGAATGCAGTCAGCACTTCTTCCACTTTTAGGGAGGGGAACAATTCACAGATGTCGTCAACAGCGTCTTGCAGGTCTGTTTGTGTCTGAAATGTGCGTGTCGCATTTACATGTCTCGTCAGGCGCTCCAACTCAGTAAGCAACATGACCCGTAATTCTACGGGCTTCGTTTTTTGCGCCAGGCTCATACTAAAACCTTGCTTATATGCCACTTCTGGCGTCATGGCGCGCATGCTGTTACGTGGATCTTCCAGCAGCCCAGTCAAGTGCTTGTCTTGCGTCAAGGTTAGGCCGTTGTTTTCCACGTTCTTCGCGGAGGGGGTAAAAGTCTTTCCAGGCATTTGTAATTGATTGGTCAATGATTTTACGAGCTTGTTCGATATCCTCGTTACACAGTCTTTGCAGCTTATTCATGGCACGCTGTTGTGCGTAGGGGGTGTATTTGCCTTTCACGTACGCTTTACGCTCACGCACCCATACGTTCCACAACTCTATCATTTCATCTCCTTCTACTGCATACACCAGTGTGTTTTTATTGTGTTCTTTATTGTTCTTTTCTTTGTTCTTTATACCTCGCCACTGTGGCGATGATACCTCGCCATCATGTCTAGGGTTACTCGCCACTGAGTCTAGGACATCTCGCCATGGTGTCGACTTGGCTACCCTTCGCACGCCCTTTTTTGTGATTGAGATTAGGCCCATGCTTTCCAGCTTTGCGAAGGCTCGGGATACCTGGCGTTGGGATACTCCTAGCTCTTCGCTTGCTTGCTGGTTCGTCTTGTAGTAGCCATTGCCGTTGTTGCTTGTAAAGCTGTCAATTTCAGCCCACAAACAACGCTCCGCAGCTGTCAAGTCTGACGTTTCCCAGATGTGCACTGGAATCCAAATACCACGGAATTGGCGTTCACTCATGGCATTGATTCAGGAAGTGGAGGTAGGGTAGTTGGCATAGGCCACTCTTTGCCTAAATCCTCTAAGGATTCCTCTTTGTCGCAAATGTCTTGAAACAACGAGTTCAGCATGACGTGATAATTTAGCTGATCCAGCCTCTCAGCACGCGGAGAATCTTTCATGTCATCCAATATGCATTTCTCATTGTCTTCAATCCAATGACCTAGTGCCAATCTTAGCACTTCAAGTTGTTCTTGTGTTAGAACCAATACTGCCGTTAAATCTTTCATCACGCAAATGGGTCTTCTCCGTTCAACAATGCGTCTAGGTTAACGCGCAGCTCTGCAATGGCGTTTACAACGTCCTCGTTCTGCTCGCCTGGCATTGGGACCATGCTGTAGGTTGTGTCCATGCCTTCGCCCTTGCGCGTAATCTTCAGGTCGTAGTTTGCAGGGTGTCCAAAGTCCGGGTCACGCGTCAGGGCGTCCAGGCTCTCTTGCAACGTGCGCTGCGTGATCTCCCATACCTGCGTACACCGTTCCTCGTAGTTCCACACTGCCACGGCAATGAATACACGCGGCTTTGTGCCTTCGCCGTAATCAGCTTCAGGGCGTGCATCACCAAGCTTCCAACGCACTGGCTTTTTGTCGTTCGTCCATTGTACGTGGCCAACTAGCGGCTTGTCACAGATGATGCGCACGCGGTTTTGCTTGCCTTTGATTGGCTTAAAGTATGAACCTGCTTTCGGTTCGTGGATGTTGTCTGGTAACCAGCTCATGTTATAGGTTTTGTTTGCGGTCGATTAAATTTTTCATTGCAAGGCGAAACAACGCGCTTGTGCTGATGCCAAGTTTGTGCGCCAGGCTTTGCGCTTCGTCGCGCAGCTCTTCCTGCATGCGGACGTTTAGTCTTACGGGGTACTTCTCCATGTAAGCATTCATGTTATTTGCAGTTTGTCTGAGGCTACATAGCCCATCTGTTCAATGCGGTCAATTCGAGCTTTCCACGTTTCTGTATTTCGAAACCACCAGCGCATTTGGTAGTTGTCGTCCTCCTTCATCACAAAGTCCTGGTACAGCGTGAAGCCTAGCTTGCGCATGTCATCGCGTTTGAACTCACGCCCGTGATCAGGCAGCAGGAAGCAATGACCTTGACCCATGTCACGTGCGCCACGCTTCCAACCTCGTGGGTCATACGGGTGATGCCGGTTCATGCTTCGTGATTTGCCAACGGTACGCAGGTACTGTCGTGTTTGTAATGGTGCGCATCCACGCATTGTAATTGCTTGCCCGGTGTGGGGGCATGACGGTATGGCTAATGCCATTAGGTTTAAGGGTTTGTTTCATCGGATTAGGTTTACGTGTCCGTTCATTTCAATCCATACGTCGCCACGCTTCTGGCCGCGCAGCTTCCAGTAGTACACGCCGTCCGGGACGTAGTACAGGCCATCTGATACGCTGTGTGCGAAGACGCCCACGGTGTTGTTACCTAGCCATTGTGCGCCTGGTGTATCTGTTTCCCATACGAGATCACCCCATCTGTTGTACACCTTCATGTCCCAAAACAGCCAACAATCGCCGTCGGTGATGGCTCGGAATACATCGTTTTTGCCGTCGTTGTTTGGCGTGAATGCGTTAGGCACCCAGATGTCGTCATCATTGCACGGGTCCTCGACATATACGGGCGGGCTGTATGGGAATGGAGGTGAAGAACAATACGGACCGAGTGACCACACCAAGATGTTGTCGGACGGGTCGACGTCTGGGTAGGGCTCATTTGTAAGACCGGATTCACCGGTAATGGTTTCGCTGTCGTTGATTTGGTAAATGGCCATTACAACGCACTCGTCGTAGAATGCACCTTCCTCAATAGCAGCAATCCAACAGTTGGCTGTACCTGAACCAAAGAACGGTATCTGATTAAGGTAGAAGTTTACCGTGTCACCCGATTGCAAAATGTTGTCTGCACCCTCGCCAATGTCAAAGCCAGGGAAGTTCAGTGGAAAGATGAGCTGTGCCCAATTCAAGCCTTCCACGCATGGGAACGGACTAGGCGCCAGTGGCGGATCAAAGGTCAGGCCTAGCAGGAACTCGCCAATGCTGTCCGCTTGTGTTAGACATTGGCCATTCTTGACCACAATTGTCATCTCAGTTGTGATTGGATTGTAGCCGTACAGCTCCATATCACACTGTGCCCACACAGGGGCAACGATGAATAAAGGCAGGAGGTTAATGAATCGCATGACACAAACGTATGCCGCAACGGCATCCAAACGGCATCCAATTACATGAGAGTTATAAACACACGCATGTCAAAAAGGGCCACCCGTAGGCAGCCCTCATCGAACTATAAACCAATTGTCTAAACCCTTGTGCGCTCTAGTAGGCTCACACTTAAAGGTATGATAGCAATGCCACACAAACAAACAGCTTCCCAAGAAATGCCGTGCGTGGCAATGTCGTAGCATGCCGTGGTGGCAATCATGCCGCCAATGGTGCGCTTGGCTGACCATCGCCGTAGGTTGCCTTTGGTCTTGAACACTTCGGTGACGTCGAAGCGTGCAAGTATCTTCAGCAGCTCAGGTGTAATTCCAGATGACATTAGCGGGCTTTTCCCAATCAATATCCGCGTGTATGAAGTCCTCGCCGATGCCCAGCCTGTCAATGCCTACTTCAAGCAATGCAGTCACAATAAGAAACCGGTCGCGTGACGTCCCTGCGGCAATGTCAGCTGCAACGCCTTTGCAGTGTGAGCTGGCCGCGCTGCTACCCACGGCGTATGAATGTGCCTCAGTGCGGTAGCCTGACGTGATAACAAACGGAATGCCCGCGCGTGATCGTGCCTCGTCGAGCATGTCAAGAAACTCTTGATCCATGTAGTGTCCGCTACCTGGCTCGTCGGGACTGTCAAACTCAGCGTAGTTAAACCATTTCATACGTCTTGACGTTCCTTGCGTGCCTTCAGCGCGCGTTCAACATTCCACCATACAAGCGTCAGGCCAGCAACAATGGCGATGGCGTCATTGATGTAGCCAATCATCACGCTGCCCACGTAGGTGACATTGATTGCATTTTGTAGATGTGTCCTCAGTTCCTGCATCACGGATCGTTAAGTACAAACCAACCTTCCTGAACCATGTAGTCTACATCGCGCACTGTTACGCTGTCCGGCAGAATAAGACCAAACTGAATAAAGTCAAGTTGGTGAATAGTAGATGAAAGTGTGTAGCGTTCCTCTGGCGTCAGCTCCGGGAACATGGCAACCAGCCGTTCAAGCGTGCAGTTAGGATGAATGCGAATGATAGCAGTAACGTCGACAAACAACGCGGCACGCGTGTCGTCGTCAGGGTGCGTAATGATGCCGAAGTATGTCTTGTCTGCCTCGTCTTCGTTTTGCAGGAATACGGGGCGTTCAAGGTTGTACAACTCACGCGAAATGATTTGCGCTCGTTCTAAGCTCGTCAATTGTCCTTGCGGTAGTACGGTTATCCACTGCATTAGAATACGCTGTAATGGTCGTTAATGTCGTCGCTGATGTTCGTTTCGCTGTGCGCTGTCGTGTTCGACCATATGACGAATTCTTGAATATATCCGCTCATGAGCTGCGTGGTGTTAGTAGACAGACCGCCCAGTCGCATGACGCGGCTGTGATTATTTGGTGTCTGGCTGCCGCTGGGTGCATTGGTTACGCTGCCGGCCACGCCGTCGTACAATACGGTCGCAGCGCTCTGCTCAAACTTGCCCGACATAAGGTATTGTGTGTCTGCTGTTGCGGTTGCAATCTGGTCGACATACGTCAAGGTGTTGCCGCTGTACCGCCACCCGAAGCGCAGACCGACGACCACCTCCTGCATTTGAAAAAAGAAATTTTGCTGGCCGCTTGTGGAACCCCATTGGCTGGCGGCTGATTGGCGTGTCGTTATGCCGTCAAACTGCACGACGGCCGCCGCGTTGACCTTGCCGCTGGGGTTAGGGGCAAATGCTGCTGTGTCTAGGTAATCGCCATCAAAGTACACCGCGGGCTTGCCATTGACTGTGAAGACGCCGGCCGAATCATAGATCTGCGGCTGCAACGTCGTAGTTGATTGTGTTGCGTTTCGTCCGTTACCGCTTTGGTCGTACCACGTCTGTACAAAGCCGTCATTAAATTGACAGAAGGCCACAATGGCTGCCGTGTCCAATTCACCTGACGCTGTGAAGCCAATGTCTTGGCTGGCTGGGTTGGTTCCCGTGCGTCGCACGTTGATGGCCGAGCCGGTGTAACTGCTGTTCAGCTTGCGCAGTGAATACGCCGCTGTACCGCCTGTGTAGGTATTCAACAACGGCAGGGTGCTTACCTCGTCGTACGTCACCATGAACGTGTACGCCCCGTGGTCGTCCACCTTGGCGATGTAGTTGCGGATAAGTTCAAAGCATGTCTCAATGCTGTCGTTGTCTGCTGGCTGTAGTGCAGCAGGTGATAACCAACCTGTATCTGTGCGTTGCTGTAGGCCTTTCGTGTTGACGTATATCTTACGCACAATCGTTGCGCCTGGTGTGTCTGGCACCTGCCCTTGCCCGTTGAGGTATGTGCCCTGCCCATCGTTGCCAATGGTGTAGTACATCTCCTTTGTTTCTGAGCCAATCACAGAAGACCAATCTCCCGCATAGTTATTGCGCGCCTGCGTGTTGTACGAATACATGATGTTGGTTGGACGCGATGACGGTTGCCCTTGCGTCGTGTCGACTGGTCCGCGCAACGGATCGCCAGTGTCTACAGCCTCAGTTGTAATGGACAAAGCATTACGACCAATCTTGCGCAGTGTCAATTCAATCTCGCATGCCGTGGCAATAAGATGCCAGTTAAGCGCGCTATAGTATTCGCCTGTGTCGTTGTCGTAGTATCGTGAAAACGGTTTGCCTGGTGTTGCACCTGTGCCACGGTACACAATGCTACCCCGCTCAACCTTACGTGATCTGTAGTGTGCGGCCAACACCTCTTCAACGCACAGCTCATTGATTGGGCGTTCATTTGCGTCAGCTTGGTTGACCCAGTTGTCTGTTGTGCTGTACGTGCCATCAACATTAATCTGTACTAAGATGCTGCCCATTCCAACGCCTAGCCCGCCAATGTGCGTTTTGCCAAGGTCAACGCTGCCCCTGCCAAAGTTCGTCGAGGCTGACCAGGTAAAGTTTGGCACAACCGCGAGTTGATTGTTGCTGTACGCGACAAACGCGAAGAACGTGAACTTCTTGGTGTCCAGTGCAGCTGTAGCCGCGGCGTCGTAGTTGCCGAAGCTGTCCCACGCTTCAATCGTTGGTACGATGCTAATGCCCGTGCGGGCTGTTGGTGGTGGTGGAATGTTTATTCCTCCTTCCAAGTACCGTTGTCCAGCTGTGTTAAAATCGTAGTAGTAACTGTGGGAATCGTCACGGTGATAGTGATACCGGCCAACGGTTGAGCTGTACCCAATTTCGGGAAAGCTGAGCGAAGCGTAATCTTGACTATTGAAGTTGTTGTCAAGATCTAGTGTGTGTTGCTGCAATCGCCCTGCTGGGCTGGGCACGATGTCGTTTTTGTAATACGTTGCGCTGGCGCCTGTGTCAAACTGAATAGTGAACTTAAATACGATGCGGCCTAACCGCTCGCTTTCACTCCGCGTCAACGCGGTGTTTTCAATGTATGCTGTGAAGCGCAGCATGTATGCGTCATCTTCAGCTGCTGTATCACTCCCAGCAAAAGTCAACGTGTCTTGCGCTTGTTCAACGCCGTTTGCTACGTCGAACGATTGGATAATTTCGTATCCCTTATTGGTGTCACGCTCCAGCCGCACTTGGTTGATCTGTGGGGTAAAGCTTTGCACCCACTCAGCACCCTTTTGACGGACGTTGTTCAGTGTGTCGACTTGAAAATTGGATGTGCCCGTAATGGTCGCTGACGTGATTGTCCCGCCGTACGTCATCCGGTATCCCAGTATTTCTTCGTCACTGAGATACGCAGGTATAAATGACCACGCGTCCCCGTAGTAATACAGCCGCAGTTGCAGTGTAAGGCAGATGCTTTCAAGCAAGTCGTACGCACTGATGAACGAGGTGTTGTTGCTTGCATCAGTGAGGCTGAACGCGTGCGTGTGTATCTTCATGCGACGCGTGTTGTAAAAACCTGTGCCGCCTGGGTGTGACGTCAGCGCCATGATGTAGTCATCTGTGCTGTACACATCGTCGGCAATCTCGAGCCTTACTTCATCAGTGTTCTGGTCGTTCAGGTAACTCCACGTCGTCCACTTCTCTTGGATGTTTGGCAAGATTTCGTCAAACAGGATTTGCGTGTCAGTATAAGCCGTCCCGTCATCGTTGTACGGCACATTACGCAGTAGTGACAGCCCGTCAGTCGCCACGATGCGCAAAGACTGTAGCGGAGTGGTCTCCATCAAATCCACCTGTTCGCACAAAATTGTACCAACCCAGATACGTGTTTCATCGCGCAACACCTCCAGCAACCAATCGCCATCTTGTGCGCTTAGCAGATTGTTGATGAGCGTCGCCAGCGTCGTGCTGCCTGATGGCCACAACGTCTGCACCTCACAACGTGAATGCACGATGCCTGGCAACAGCAATGTGTCGTCAGTGTTTTCATAGGTCAGCTTAACGCCAGACGGGCCAACGTCAAATTCCTTTGTGCTGTCCGTGCCTGACGTGTTCTCAATAATGCGGATCTCGTACTCCTCGCCATTGATGCTTTGCGCCGTGCTCGATGCGTATAGGTAACTGCTCATGCGTATCGGTTGCGGCTCGTGCCTGTTCGAGCGTTGGACAGATAGATGTCGTTCCCTTGAATGCGTCCAAACACCTGTACCTGGTTGCCGCCCATCATGTCTTTTAATTTACTCAATGGCGCCACAACCTCGGGGTCAATGGCTGCGTTTTTGTTGTCGCCAATAAGGGCCATGGTTGGACCAAATGCAACACCACCTTGTGCGAGTGCTGGCACCTCCATTTGCTGTGCCTTGTTTGACAACGCAACACCAGCTGCAACAAATGCAATACCTGCGGCTGCTGCTGCATACGGATTCTTAAACAGCATTTTTTGGAATGTAATCATGGCAACCGCCTGCGCGATCATGCTCTTACCAATAGATTGTAGCAGGTCGCCTAAGCTTTTGAGTGCAACGCCCATAAGGTTGACGCTATCTGCGCCCTGTGACATGATTGTGCCAATGGCGTTGCCCAAATCATTGAGCAATGCACCCGCTGCATTTTGTATTGCTGCCTCAATGTCCTCCATGATGCCAACGGTCATGTCGCGCATCCTCTGAATCTTCTTCAGAAATTCGCTATCGTCAAAGTCAAGCGGTATATCAATCTCTGCCTCTTCCTCAAAGTCTTCAATGATGCCCAGTGCCTTTTCTGTGTCAACCGTTGGCACAACAACGGGTTGTATTTCTTCCTCATTTGATGTGCTGCTGAAGAAATCAAACAGCTTTACAAACTTGTCTTTTGCAGCGTCTACGTCGTCCTCGCTGACCAATTCAACTGGCTCCTTCGTAATCGCCTTTTCTACTGCATTTGAAAAGTCTTCGCCAATGCCTGTCGCGACGTCTACAACTTCATCCTTAATATTCTTCAGGCCGTCAACAAGCACGTCGAAACCTGCGCCAAAGCCGTCCGTCAATGCGGTTTTGATTGCCTTGAATAGCAGCTGGAATGTATCGACGACCGCCATCACTGCCGTCTTCATAATCGTAAACGCACTGACAAATGCAGTTTTCAACACACCAATTGCAATGCGCAAAAATTCGTTTTCGTTGTAAAGCTCGATGAATGTGTTGATGACGTTTGTCAATGGTCCTTTGACGTCATCCCAGAAATAGAAAATAGCAGTCGTAATTGCTGCAATGGCCATTACAGCCAAACCAATTGGGCCTGTCATCAGCGTAAACGCCTTACCGATTGCAGGTCCTACTATCTGTGCAATGTTTGCCAGCTTAGGCAAAATCATAAGGATAGGGCCAATGGCTGCTGCCACCAAACCAAACGCGGTAATGAACGACTTGGTAACGCCATCAAGGTCATGAAACCCGTCAATGAGGTCGCGTGCAAACTTGATAAGCGGCTTAATCGCGCGAAGTACAACCTTGCCAATCTCTTCCTGCAGGTCGCCAAACGCATTTGCAAGCTGCGTAATGCCACCATCGGCGTCGGCTGCGGCTTCGGCACTTCCGCCGTACTGCTTATCAAGCTCGTCAAGAATGAGCGTCTGCGCCTCTGCCAGTCTGCCTGTCTCGGCCAACGACTTAATCACCGCCTTCTGTTCCTCGCTAAATTGAATGCCTGATCGTGACAATGCAGACAGGTTTGCCACTGGGTCGTTCAGTGCCTTACCCAACTGAATGCTTGCACCCTTTAGATCGCCGTCGAGCCTAGTAGCCAAGTCCAGGGCGGCTTGTTGCGTGCGGTCAAACTGGTCGCCTGTAATGTTGGTAAACGTGAGCAGCTGCGCTGTGGCGTCCTTCAAAATTTGCTCGTCACCGAACAGCGTGTTCTTCTGCAACTCGCTGGCCATGTTTTGCAGCTCCTTGCTTGTGAAACCTACCTGGGCGCCAGTAGATTTAAGGCCAGCGTTGACCTGTGCAATTGCTTTCTCCTGTTCACGGAATGCTTGCACGCTAGTTGCGGCCATGGCGGCCATTGGCAACGTCACTGCGACGCTCAGGTTTTGCCCGAGCTTCTCAATGTTGCCAAATGAACGTTTAGTGTTGCGCTGTACCTGCCCCAACTTTTTGTTGAGGTCCTTGGTGTTGACGCCAATGTTGACTATAAGGTCTCCAAGTTTAGCCATTTGTCGCGAATGCTTTTAGTTGGTTCCAGCCGTGCTGGGGATTTTTCTTTTCTTGCTTTTCCCAAGGGAACGTAGCAAGGTCTTTAGGCTTAATGCTTGCGCCTTTCTTGGTGTGCACATTAAGCAACAACGCGGTTTGCCATCGGGTACGCTCCCAGGCATCACGGTGTTGTGCTTCCTGTTGTTTGTACCGACCGCGTACCGCGTTGCCGAACTGTCTAAATGTGAAGTCGTATAGAGTGTTAGGATTAAGGCCAAGTAGCCCCAATCCTAACTGCTCTATTTCGTCCCATTCGAGTGGTTTGCTGTCGTCGTCGTCTGGGTTTTTTTTTCACCACCTGGCGACATTGACTCTTCAATCACCTTCATCACATTTGTCAAGTCCGCAACGTCAATAAGGCCAAGAAAATCATCAACCGACAATTCAAACTTCATGCCCTGCTTGCGGCAGCCCTCTTGCACAAAATAGTATAGAAGCTCAGGCATCATGGTGACGTCCTCGCTGTCAATCTTAGCCACCTTGTGGCCTGTTTCGTTTTCAAAGTTCCGCCATGCACGCATGCTTGCGCGCACAGGAAAAGTCTGGTTGTCGAGTGTGATCGTCATGTATCAAACGTGGTCTTGGAATGTAATTGCGCTAACGCATTCGAGGGTGCAGGTGTAAGACGCGTTGTCTTCTGTTCCTGCGCTCAACTCGAGTGAAGTAATGTACGCTTCAAACACAATTTCCTTGTCGCCGGCTTCTTCGCTGTCTGTGTCAAAGTCGTATGAACATACCTTGACGTCCTGCTTGGTACCAGCCAAAAAGTCTGTCATCAATTCGTCGTATCCGTTGGTGGCGTCACCAGCGTAGAACGCAGTAAAGTTTACGGTCAATGTCTTCAAGCCAGGCAACAATGCGCGGTAACCTGCGTTGTTCTTGCTTGTGGTGTCACGTGTTTCTGTTGACACTGAGACGCTCAAATCAGTTACGTGATCTGCGACGACGGGCGTGGTGCCGTCCGTCTCAAACATCACCGTGTACTGTGAGCCATTAAAAATACCTGTAGTGGCCATGATTATTCGTTGTTAGTAGTTTTTCTGCGGTCTGCAATGATGAGGTTGATCAATACGTCTAGGTAACCAAATACCTGGTTGTCGCGCTCGCTGGGCGTCAAGTTGACGATTACCTTCAAGAGCGCGAGGACGGCCAACGTGAGCTCGCCCCAATTTTCTGTGATGAATACAAGTGGGTCCATTATCGTTTGATTCTAAAGGTGTAGTCCTGCACTGCAATATAAGTCTTGCGGTCAGCACTCACCTCAGTTATTTCGTTTGTGTACTGGATAGATTGCACTGTGATATCGCCAGCTGATGCGTCGTTAACTGTAACGCTTTTGCGATCTAGGGCGGCTCGCAC